ACTTGAGGAACCATATTAGAAAGAAAGAAACTTTCACTCATAACATCATCATTTTGAGTATTGTCTCCAGCAGGCACAAGATGACCACGATCAAATGGATTTCCAGCATAATCACTTAATAATGATTGATGTTGCTTTGCTATTTCTGGGTCTGGTCTAAAATCATCTTTACGTTTTGATTTTCCATTGATCTTTTCAAGTGTTGGATGTTCTACAACATATTCAGCTGTTTTGGTATCATAGCGATAATGTATAGCATAATTCTTTTTGATTATATACTGAGTATCTTTTACAATTTTGCTGATTGGCGCACCATTCACAACAAATTGAGATGCTTTGTCATCAATTGGATTGGCAACCAAAACAGTAACCAATGTTAACAAACACAATGAATAGTAATATATTTTCTTCATAAGCATGGTATAATATATATTATATATACGGTTACTTTTTCAACTTGTTTCTGTGATACTTTACTGCCGCAGTTGATATTCCATACTTGTCAGCAATCTGTTTACTAGACAATTCTTGATTAGATATATCAAGTAAAAATTCTTCTTTTCTACCTTTTAGTGCATTTCTTCCACGGCTCACACTATCTCCTCTAGTCGATTCTACAACGATCTTTTTTCCTTTATTTTTATTTACGTGGCTATAATTGATTTTACGAGATGATAGCATTTTACGACGTTCTTGATATTTTTGAGTACCAATTTCTTGACCATTTCGTTCTACAAACCATTCAAGAGAAAAACGACCTTTTGCTTTGTTTTTAAGTTTTTCTATTGATTCGTCTGTGTGATTTTTTCCAAACATTGCATTATTTTCTCCCGACGACATCAGTCTGTTTTTTTCTCGCATAGATTCTTTGTTTGGATTGTGTGTAAAATTGTCACCCCCACCGGCATGTTTTCCAATATTATACCCGATTGATTTATATGGTTGAAGTGTGTCTAGATAATATTGTTCTCTTTCAAAGCACTTTTCCGGAGAACATTCTTCTAATATTGCGATAGAAAATGCTTTTTCGCCATGCTTTTCCCACGAGCGTTGTAATATTATATTTACATGAGTTTTATTGTTTAAATCCCTCCTGTGATCCAAAAAACGCTGATCTATATCTATAGAAGATCCGACATAAAATTTTCCAGTTATTTCATTTGTTATTTTGTATATTCCAGATTTTACCATAAATAGATTGAGTTATACTCATAAATACATACCAGTCCAACCAAAAAGCAAAATAAATAAACAAAAAAAGACCGCCCTTTCGAGCGGTCTTTTTTATAAAATCTCTGTTTAAGAGATGAACTATTATACTTCGTCCAAGTTGCCGATAACAATTTTCCCAAAAAATTCCGGGCGGAGCATCTTCTTGGCATAACGTGTCATTACGCCACGACGTGGAGTAAAGTTCACTGGGTCATACACCAACGGTGTTTGAATCAGTGGGATATATGGAGCGTAAACAGCGCCGGTTTCTAGGAAGTTTGTTCCACGGAAACCTACCAACATAACATTGTCTGTCATGTATGGGTTCTTGTATACTGTCCAACGGTTGCTTAGAGCGCCAACTTTGGCAACGCCCATTGCGAACTTGGCTTGGTCGCCGTCCGTGTTGGTGCTGAAGCCTGGGATGGATTCAATGATTGTAGCTACGTCTGGGGAGCAAACTAGGAAGTTTGCACCGCCACGCAGTGTCAATTGGTGAATCTTATTCGAGACCTTTTGGATCTTGTTGCCCAGTGTTTGGAACCATGTGCTCTTGACATATGCAGTGCGGTTAGCAGCTGTGTCTTGGAATCTTCCAACGGAAGCATTGTATTCACTACCAACGCGAGCTGACCAGTATTCAGTTGTAGCATCTGGAGCAGCTGTGACCAACATGTCCAAGATTTCCAAATCAATTTCCATCGAAACGTATTCAGATAGAAGAGCGGTTAGCTCGGCTTCTGCGTCGATAGAGTGATATGCATTCAAGTCTTGAGCCAATTCTGGTGTCCAGACGGCTTTCAACTTACGGGTCTTGGCAACAATGGCTTCCGACTTCAACTCTAGGTTGACTTCTGGAATACCGATGTCGTTTGGTGTACCGGTGGTATTTGGCAATCCGGTTCCTTTGTCTTCGAAGTCGCCACGAGATGTTGGCTCTGGTTGATTGTGGTACGAAACGCCGAAGCTGTTTGCACCAGCTGCAATCGACGCAGATGTTACGAAGGTTACGGTAGAACCGGATGTGGTTGTGAATCCTGGGTAGAAATCAACAATGCCAGAACCGCTGATGGTGAAGGCACGAACACCGGTGGTGTCAAAGCCTGTACCAGCTAGGTCAACTGTGACTTTGATGATTTGACCGTCTGCGACAGACGCTGAAAGTTCTGGAACGAACTTTGCATCCAGCCAAGAACCTGTGGCCAAAGAACCTGTTAGGCTGACGGCGGTGTCATTGATGGTGTAACCGAAACGACCTTGGCCATATAGACCATTGACGGCGGAATCAGTTGAACCATTCTTTGTGCCCGTACCACCGAACAACGATTGACCGTTGAAGGCTGGTTTACCGGCTTGGTTGGAACCATACTTGAAGTCCAGATAGAATACCAGACCGGAAGGAAGATTCATCGGTTGAACCGAGACGAATTCCTTGGCAGCGATTTCAGCGAAAACGCGGCGAACTAGTGGGAGAGCAACGCCAGCCCATTGTTCGGAATTAGCGGAGGTACCTGTGCGGGTAGCTTCGTCAATTAGTTGCTTTGCTTGATTTTCCAAAAGGATGGACATGTGCGACTTTTCGATGTCGCTTTTCATGCCTTCTAGAAGACCTGTTTTTTCCCATTTGGTCATTAGACCGCGTGTTTGAGACATTAGTTGAACCATTGGGTTCGATGTCTCGCTTAGTAGTGATTTGATGTCTGACATAATAATTTCCTATATTTAGATGTTGATTGTTTTATACTTACTTACTTACTGCGAATACCGGCCAATTTCTTAAAGCGGTTTGCCATTTCGGCTCCTTCTGTAAGAACAGCGGCTTTTGTCGGTCTGGTCGATGCAACTGGCTTGGAGGCGAGTCCTTCGGTGATGGATCTAACAGTTTGAGAAACAACCTTTTTAGTGGCTGGTGCTGCAACAACTGTCTTCTTTCCACCGAAATTAAATGATTCGGCCAACGTAGCGTAAACAAGCTTGGCTTCACGAACCGATTTCGTGAGGTCAAATGACTCGATTACTTTTAGTTTTTGCTCATTGTTTAGGCTGGCTTGTTTGAACAACTTGTTCGTGTACAACAGCTTGGCATTGAGCAGGTTAACTTCATTGATGCGGTCCCGTAGATAAACGACTGCGCTACGGTATTCTGCTAGTTCCTTCTTCAACGAAATGTTTTCTTTGACGGTTTCTTTTTTCTCGTCTTCTTCGTCCTCAGATTCTTCATCTTCGGATTTTTCCGATTTACCAGCTTTTTTGGCTTGGTAAGCGGCTAGACCGGCTGGAAGTTTTCCTTCTTCGACGTTCTTTTCGTCGTCAGCGTCTTCGTCGTCCGTTTCGGAAAGAAGTTCATCAAGATTGATTTCTTCTTCTAGTCCTGTTTCGGAGGCTTCTGGAGCGTGGGCTTCTTCAGCTCCCATGCCGCCCATTTCATCCATTCCACCAACGTCATTCAGACCGTCTTCCAATTCTTTTAGGATTTCATCCAAAGAAGTTTCATCAACTTCTTCGTTTTCCTTCAAGGCTGCGGTATCATTGTCATATCCACCCTTGGATACTTCATTTCCTTGACCTTGTGGGTCATTGGTCTTGTGACCATTTGTGGTCTTGGTATAGTCAGAAGAAGCCTTGGCTGTTTTCTTGGCGGCTGATAAAGAACCCTTGGTTCCTCCGATTGCGGTTCCGACCGACTTCACCATCTTTTTACCCGGATCTTCTGTATTGTGACCCTTGGTGGTCTTCTTGTAATCACCAGAAGCCTTGTCGCCCTCGGCTATATAGTTGGTGTCGTCAAGTTCACCTTCTAGTTCATCTAGACCAGCTTCGTCACCAACGGGTGTGGATGACATCTCAGCGGATGGTTCTTCAACTGGGGCGTCCATAGCTGCATCTTGTGCGGCATCGGCGTGACCTTCTGGTGAGCCACCTGCTGCCATAGCTGCATCTTGTGCGGCATCAGCATGAACTTCACCACCACCCATATCGTCCATTGGCAATGGAGCTTCTGGTGCTGGAGCTGCGTCTGGTGAGATTTCTTCATCACCTGCAACTTCGGCACGTAGCTTTTCAGACAACATGCTTTGTAGTTTTGGAGCAAAGTGCTCTTCGAGAGCAGCTTTTGCGTTTGATAGAGCAGTGGCGCGAACGGCTTTAGCGTCTGCGATTGCTTGTTTTAATAGATCTGACATAATAGTTTATCCTTTTTGGTTGATGAAACTATTAGAGTTTCAAATTAAATTTTGAACTGCCTCGCACCAAATAATGATGCATTTTATAATAAATAAATATATACGTATTTACAAAAAACGTAAAAATATATAATATTTTTTACTTTTTCGCAATTTTGCTGATTGCTGGACCAGTACCTACGTTCAAATCTTTGATTTCAAAATAACGACCCAATACATGTCCACCATCTTCATACAATGCTTCCATGCGTTGTTGAACTGTGTGTGCTTCTTTAGCAAGTTTGTTGAATTCTTCACTAACACGACGCAAATCTTTCATGTTGCGCGATACAGTGTTTTTATCAAACCAATCTTCACCAGTTTCACTGAGAGTAAATTTTTCAGCAGCTTCTGTAATCTTGCTTAATGTATGAGCAATTTCCATTAAATTACCTTCTGGTGGACGACGTAAAAGATTTCCATACTCATTATAACGACCAATTGCATCCAGAGCGGATTTCTTTTCTTCATTGGTCCATTCTTTTTGTTGATCATTATTGGTAGGTTGG